TTTAGAAGAAAACCTTATGACCAAGACTTGCTTCCAAGTTCACATCCATTGTCATCTAAGAAATCTGGTACTAAAGCAGAGTCAGTTAGAGTTGGACAAGCTGTAAGTTGGTCTATCAATAAAGAACCAGACCCACCATCAGTTGTTCATGGTATTGTAGTTTCTGTTAATGATGACGAAGCAACAATGCAAGTATGGGCTCGTTTAGATAATGGAGACCATAGAAAAACTGATAGAAGAGTTACAATGCCTATTAGTAAATTGAGAATAATTTCAGATTTTAGAGATTAAGACTCGTCTATAAACCAGTCACCATTTTCACAAAAATCATCATAATCTTTACCGGTTAATATTTCTTCTTCCATTATTCTTCTTCTCCCCATATTTCTTCAATTAAAGTTGTGTCTGACTCTTGTCCTTTTACAGATACATGAAACTTTCCGCCTATAAAATTTTTGTCTTCTATAGTTCTACCAGTTCTATCTTTCCAAGTATCATATCCTAACTGTATATTTTTATCAAATAATTTATTATAAATATCTTTTGCTTTTTCGTAGGTAGTTGCTTCTACAACAAATTCTACTTGAAAAGTTTCTTTGAATTTATATTTAGTAAATTCTTGGTCGTTCAATTTTTCTCCTCTAAGTAATAACACAACCATTATTGCACATGTTGTTTTATTTGTCAAATTATTTGTAATGTGAATAAACACTGAAATCTAAAAAGATAGTATAAAATACATAGTATAAAAGCGCGCATCTTGAATATTTATTGTACAATCAAATACGAGGAACATTTATAAATGAATAACGAATCTAAAAATATAGATATCGAACTCAAAGATGAGGGCGGTAAAGTAGAAGCAGTATTCAGCTTATTCAACTCTATAGATTCTGATGGAGATGTAGTAATGCCTGGAGCTGTAAAATCCGGTTTTAAAAATAATCAAGTACCTATGGTTTGGTCTCATAAATGGGATATGCCTATCGGAAAAGGTACAATTGACCAAGATGACGACAAAGCAGTTTTTAAGGGTGAGTTTTTTATGGACACTGAATCTGGTAGAGAAGCTTATAACCTAGTTAAAAACATGGGCGATATGCAACAATGGTCATTCGGCTATAAAGTAAATGATTCTGAGTATGCAAAAGCCAAAGACAAAGAAGGCGAAGATACTAATGCTAGATATCTAAAAGACCTTACTGTTTATGAAGTTTCTCCAGTACTAGTTGGAGCTAATCAAGACACATACACATTAGCAATTAAATCTAATACTGAGTTATTAAAAGAAATTGCAGATGTTAAAGGTGATGATAAAGAAGAACAATCATCTGGATGTGGTGCAAATTGTGGTTGCAGTCAAAAAAGTTACGGAGATGATGAAGATGAAATGAAAGGTTGTAAGTATCACGATGGTGGTCCTTGCATGAAGATGGAAGAGGATAAAAAAGAAATGAAAAGTGAAGAAGATTTAGAAGTTTCACAGGAAGACAGCAAGTCTTTCTCTGAAGAAGTCAAAGATGTGCTTGCCGCATTGGATGACTTAGTAGCCCGAGCAAAAGCTATTTCTATGCTCCGTGGTGAAGATGGTAGGAAATTAGGCGTTAAAGCCACTGAAGCACTTCGTGCAGTCGCAGACGACTTGAACGATGCTTGGACCGAGATTGATGAGTTCATCGGAAATGTCGGAACCGAGGGTGCTTTAGAGTTAGAAGTAGATGAAGAACTTGTGGAAGATGAACTAGCTGAAACAGAAGAGGTAGCTGAGGCTTCAACTGATACTATTGATGTTGAAACTGAAGTCGAAGAAGTTACTGAGGAAGAAGCACCAGCAGAGGAACCTGCTGTTGAAGAACCGGAAGATGAAGCTGCTGAAGAAGAAACTCCAGAAGATAACACTGATTCCTCTGACGAAGAATTTGATGCTGAGTGGGTAAGGGCACAGGAATTAATTGCTGAGTCCTTAATAGAAGAAATAGAAGAAGTATAAGCAATTATAGATTGGAGAAATCTAAGAATGAGTAATCAAAACGAACTCATGGACAAAATTGCTGCTAAAAGAGCAGAATTAAAATCTGTTTTTGAATCCGCTGAAGACGGCAAGTACTCCGCTGAACAAAAAGAGGAAATAAAGTCAAGAAATGACGAACTTGCTGAATTAGTAGAAGACCTTTCCATTGAGAAGAAAAAACTTCAAAATGAGAAAGCTCTTGATGAAGATTCAAAGCCAGTTGCAGAAATGCCACTAGCTTCAAACGAAGCAGAAGTTAAAACTGTTGGGCAGCTCTTTACAGAGTCCGATGCTTACAAAAATTATGTAAGCGGTGGAGTTAAAGGTATTGACTCAAAAATTGAGACAAAAACAACTTTAACTACCACAGGTTATCCACCAGAGGTCTTAAGACAACCTGGAATTTTGGAAACCGCTCTTAGGGACCCAAACGCTGTTATATCATTATTTGATGTAATCAACACAGACCAAAATGCATTCAGCTATTTGGAAGAAACAACCTTCACAAATAACGCAGCTGAAGCAGCAGAAGGTTCTGCAGTTGGTGAAGCAGCTTTGGCTTTCACAGAGCAAACAGAAGCAATCCGTAAAATGGGTATTTTCATCCCAGTTACAGATGAATTATTAGCAGATGAATCTGGTATTCAAGGTTACTTGAACAGCAGACTTCAAACAATGATTCGTTTAAGATTGGACAGCCAACTCCTTAGTGGTGATGGTACTGCTCCAAACCTTGAAGGTATCTTAGATGCTGGTAAAGCTTCAGTCGGTTCTACTGACTTTAGCTCTTACGCTGGTACACTCGGAAAAATTGGTGCTATTTATGGTGCTATTACCGACATCAGAGTAAACGCTTTCACTGAGCCAGACGCAATCATCATGCATCCAAATGACTGGAATGACATTGTCACATCAGTTGGTGCTGATTTTGCAGGAACTTCATCCGCTGGATATACAGAAAAGTCACCACTTTTCGTAGCAGCAGGTGGAATGGGCGCTGGTCCTTCAGCTCAAATCTGGGGACTAAAAGTCGTTCCTACAACCGCAATTGCCGCAGGAACAGTTCTTGTTGGTAAATTCGGTGGCGGTGAAGCAGCTAATGTTGTAATGAGACAAGGTATCGAACTTGCTGTAACTGACAGCCATTCTGATTTCTTTATTAAGAATCAATTGGCCATCAGAGCTACAATGAGAGTCGGTTTCCCTGTTTACAGAGAAGCAGCTTTCCATAAACTAACAAATATGTAATATTCGTTAGTAAACGATTTGAAGAGAGCCGGGTAAAACCGGCTTTCTTCTTTTTATAGAGTAAAATGATTTTATTATGTCAGATATATTTAAACCAGAGAAGACAATTTGGAAAATGAAGGACGGTTCGTTCTTCGAAGGCTCACTAGCAGAACTACCTAAATCTGGTGCTTCTAAAATTGCGCAAGCAGGAAAAGAAGTATCTAAGGAATGGTTAAAAGAGCAAGGTTGGAAAGATGCTTCTGAAAAGAAAGCTCCAGCTAAAAAAGATGCTCCTAAGAAAAAAGCTGCTAAAAAAGTCGAAACCAAAGCTGTCAAACCATCCGAAGATAAATAAAGGAGTCCTAAATGGCTCTTTGTAGCGTTAGTGATGTAGAGCAATTCCTGCAGATAGATTTAAACTCTACTGTAGAAGCTTCCGTCACAAATACTTTTATACCCTATGTTGATGCTGCTATTAAGCGTTATTTAGGTCATGATGTTGAACAAGCAACTTATACAGAAACTTTTGATGGCAATGAACAACAAGATATATTTTTAAGACATGTTCCAATTGCTTCTATTACATCTGTTACTGAAGATGGTAATACACTTACACAAGGTAATGAAAACGATTATGTTTACTATGACAACGGAAGACTTAGAAGAATCGGTATTCGTTGGTCCGGTATTAAATTCAAAAATATATCTGTAACTTATGTTGGTGGATACCAATCTGCTGACATTCCAGAACAAATAAAATTTAGTTCAGCTAGAGCATCTGCAAGATTGTTAATGACATCATTGCAGATATCAGCAAAATCAGATACAGGTGAAGTCTCATCTCACTTAGCAGATAACACCTCTGTCACAAATTTTGATGTTGCTTTAACTGAAAGAATAGGTGATTATGATGTTGCATTTGGAGATGTAATTGTACAAAACTTAACACCTGTTCTTACTAATGCAGAGATGATGATGCTTCAACCTTTTAGAAGCAGATTCTTTGTATAATTAAATAAAAGGGAAGATATGGTACACAGAAAAGCTCCATCTTTGGAGGAAGCAACTGAATTATTTGCACAAGACCCCGATAAGATGCTGCAAGAATGGGCAGACGAATGGGGTGTTACTCATGAAAGAGTTCGTCAACTAAGAATACAATCTGGTGTTCCTCAACGCGGTGCCTACAGTGAAGAAGTAGCAGAAGCTATATTAGATATTATAAGAAGTGGTAGAGGTGGCCTTACAACTCCTAGAACTTACGAAGAACAACCTATTGGTTATGAAAGATTTTCAACCTGGATTGAAGAAGAAGAAGGTTTAGCTGAAAAAGTTATTGAAGCACAAAAGCAAGCTTCTAAAATGCTTACTGACCCTATAGAAAAAGAGTGTAGATATTGTCGTGAATGGAAACCAGTAGAAGATTTTAAAAGAACACAAAAATACCAAGATGGTTATACCAAGTTTTGTGAAGTATGTTTAATACATTTAAAAGAGAATGCACCAGAAGAAGGTGAAAGATTAAAGAATTGTATATCTTGTAAATCAGAAAAATCAGTTAAAGAATTTTCAACAAATCCAAATTCAGCTGACGGTTTAAAATTGTTTTGTAAAGAGTGTCATAAAAAACAAAAAAGAAAGATTAGAAGAAGAAATGCCAAGATATGATTATAAATGTTTATCTTGTAAAAGAAATTATGAGATAACACACAAAATTAGTGAAGACCCAGAAATACTGTGTCCTAAAGATAATGTCGTTTGTAAAAGACAGATATCTAAGAATGTTATGTTTGAGACACCTATAGATGTAGATTGGGAAAAGAACCCTAAAGATTTATCTGAAAAATCATTTAGACAATATGAAAAAGCAAAGAAACAAAAATTTAGATGGTAGTTGACAATGGAATGGAAGAAGTACAATCTGGAAAAGGTAGATACTTCTTATTTTTTGATAGTTATTCAATAAATAGAGACCCTGTTAATCATAAATCTCAAATAGTTTATTTAATTGTTCCTATAAAAGAATTAATATTCGATAAGCCAGGAATGAAACAAGATATACCTATACATCCAGAATGTAAAATAATTGATTTAGATGATTTAGCAAAAAAAGAATTACAAGATGCTATTAAAGAACAACGAGGTGAAGAAGGAACACTGCATTTAAAAACACAGGGTATAACTATATTTACTGAAAATGCACAAATAGATGAAAATAAAATAACTTTAATGTTTAAAGACACAACAACAGAAGGAATTGTTGATGGTGCAAATTTATACAATGTTATTAAAAATCTTCGCATTGAAGATATTCCAAAAAAAAGTTATGTAAGAATTGTTGTATATATAAACAGTAACAAAGAACTATCAGACGAAATAGTTAATGGTTTGTCTAAAACACTACATAAAAAATCTAACGACATAGACATATCAGAAATTGAATGGATTAATGATGTATTAAAAGATACAGAATACAAAGATATGGATATGCTTACAGTTTTATCTTATATAAATTTATTTAGAAACAATTATGATGCTGATGTTCATAATCAACCAACAATATCATACTCAAATAAAGAAAGAGTATTTGAACTGTACAGAGATAATCCAGAGTCATTTATTAAATACAAAAATATTGTTAAAGACATACTTTATTTACATGATTATATACAATATAAATCACAAGAAGTTTGGCCATCTAAACAGGGTAGTATTGGAAGTCTTGGTATAACTTATATTTACAAGCAAAAAGGTTATGAGTTTCCAATGATAAGTAAAAAAGCTGATTATAAATTACACGAGTCAGTAATTTGTATTCTTCTTGCTGCGTTAAGGAATTTTGTGATATTCAACTCTGACGCTAAAGCAATATGGTCAAAAGATTTTTCCAAAATACTTAATTTATATGAATTAATTCTTCCAGACCTTATAACTATAATAAAAGATTTTAACGCACAAATAGGTAACAATCCCCACTTACTTGGAAAAAACAGTTTGCTATATAGCAATATTTATAAAGAAGTTTTGATGGGTGATATGTTAAACCAATTTTTATAAATTCTTATTGTAAAATACAAACATGCCTGTTAGAGATAGATTATATTCAGAGACCTGTTCAATTCAAAGAGTATCAGATACTACTGTAGATGAGAGAGGGTTGCCTAGTGATAATTGGGCAAACTCTTCTACTGATGTAAAAGCTAAATTTGAATCACAAGGTGCAGAAGAAGACAGAGATGGAAGAAATACTACTGTCGAAACATTTATTGTATATATTGAAAGTGGAGTTGATGTTGTCCCGGGAGATAGATTAGTTAGAGGTTCTACATATCACGAAATTGCAATTGTAAGACCAGTATTAGATAGATACGGTAACGAATCATATAAAGCTCTCACTACTTTAGTATATAGTTAGCCATGGCCGAAAATAAGGTTAAAGTAAAAGGAGCAGGCGCTGCTTCTAAAACTAAAGTTAATAAGAGAATTGGTAGATGGCAAACTAAAATATATAAAGGCCTCAGTGTTCTTGGTGATATTAATGCAGTAGCGCAAAGTCAAAGAATAAATAAAATGCGTAAAGTAGGTTATCCTATTGCTCGTGCTACTAATACAGCTAAAGCAGGTTTTACAGGAAGATTTAAAGGTGCAGCTGGATTATCTGCTAGAGGTGCTTCTCTTGCAACTGGTTATATAACTGGTAAAGCAGTACAGTCAGTTGTTCCACAATTTTTAGGACCTGTATTAGGCCGTTTTGCTCGTAAAGAAGTTGCTGGTGCATTAAACAATACAAAATTTATAAGAGGACTGCATAACAAAACAAGAACTGTTATATCTTCAATTATATCTACCAATGGACCTCAAGTAAATAGTAGATTACAGCGAATGACTATCGGTCAAAAATCACAATATTTGCTTAGTATGATGGAAAATACAATGAGAGCTTATGCGCCAGATGTTTCCTCTGGCCAATATCTTATTGGCTTTAATGAAGCTACAAATGCCAAATACAGAGCAGAAGAATTAAAAGAAGATGTAATGATGAGAACAACTGGTGAAAACTGGTTTGTTGATGGTGGTGGCTATAGAATAAAAAATTCTCCGAGAAGAGATATTTTTGGATTTAGTAAACCAGGACAAGCAAGAGCCTTCTTATTAAAATCTATTGAACAAACTCCAATTCATCCTTCAAAAACGAGAGATGCTTTGCTTTATGGAGCTATAGCTGTCGGTGGTTCTCCACATTTTCCTTGGATACATGCTGTAGAATATGGTGGTAAATTGCCTTATTATACAAGGTCTAATTGGAATGCTAAGAAAGGCAGAAGAGATTATCAACAAGGTAAAGATAAATTAAATGAAAAATATATTCAACCTTCATTTTTTATCAACAGAGCTGTGGAAACATCAATTAAAATATTTAAAGATGCAGCAAGTATGTCGGTTAAAAAAGATGCTACTGCTTCAACTAGAAGATACAGCAAATGGAAAGCATTAGCAAAAAAACGAGGTGGTATTGATAAAATTGCTAAAAGTGAACAATCCTTTATGCCATCTTCTAAAAAAGCAAGTGCTATAACTCAACAATACAGACTTGATAAAGCTGCTAGAGGTTCTGTAATGCTATCAAAAATGGAGTCTAAAATACCTGGAGTTGTTGTTAATAATGCACACGGCAACTTTTACTCTCCAGAATTAGCCAAAGCCATAGGAGTTAAATTAGTACCAGAAGAAATTAACTTTACGATTACTGTTCCTAATAGTGCGAATTACAGCAAAAAGCAATTAAAAGAACTTTCTAGTGAATATATTAAAGGAGGTGGAGATAGGTCTGCTGTACAACCTAAGTTTGATGAAATATTAACAAGAGGAAGCAATGAGGGTCCTATGGGTAGAACTATAGCAAACTATACAACTGGTGGAGATGACAGGTTTGATGGTGGTAATTTATCTGTTTCTTCACAAACATATCATGCATTTAGTTCCGCTTCTAAATTCTCAACTAATATCTCAGATAGAGAAAGATTTAATCAAATACTAGAAAATGTTTACACAATAAGTACTAGGAAAAAAGGTGATAGTACTGTTGTAAGACTAACTAAGAAGCGTAGTGATGCAGGTAAAAGTAGAGCACCTAGAAAATCATATTCGAGTGGTGGTAATAAAGCTAATAGAAATATGTACAGACTAGCACAAGAATTAGTATCTGGAATAGATATTAACGAAATAGATGACCTCTTGTCTTAATATTTAGATGTATAATAAATCATCATGGGTATAAAAGCAACAGGCTCTCAGCCAGACCAAGCACAGAAGTTTGCACCAGATGCGGAAATAATATTTCGTGAGTGGGCTGTAAATAATGCAGATATTACTGATGTTTGTAGCACTAGAGTAGCAACAAGATTACCTCGTAATGCGACATTACCTTTCTTAACATTTTTTTCTAATGGTGGGACTATGATGACACCACGAAGCGAAGCATTTATATCATCAGTTGCTTTACAAGTTAATGCTTTTGCTGGTAAATGGGGTGGTGGTTCATCATCTCAACCAGATTATGCTACAGCTTTACAGTTAGCAAATGGAGTAGCAGAAGCTGCATTAAAGACTGGAACAACTCGTGTTGTTACTCCAACTAGTGCAACAGCTGCTGTTATATACAGTTTTGAAGTAGTTGAATTACCAATCCGAGTGGAAGAGACTGAAACCGGTTTGGGACATTATCAGCTATCATTAATAATGAATTATCGAGGACTAGATTGATATGAAGAAGATAAAAGTTAAAATTAATCCTTTGTTGCTAGAGAAGACAACTGTTCGAGATACCGTAACAGGAACAGTCTTTAGTCACAAGGGGTGGGCTGAGATAGACATGGCCGTCTGGGAGCGCCTTAAAGAAGCTACATATAAACAGGGAACACAAAAAATTTCTGTTTTAATAGCTGATATTGAGGAAGAACTAGACGACTCTCCATCAGAGGACGACAAGGAATCTGTTGAAGAGGTAGTGGAAGACTTCTTTATTGCTGAAGAAGAATAACCGGCAAAGCTGAAATCGACTTGAAAAAGTCGGCTGAGCTCAGCTGATAAGTATAAGTATAAGATATGTTAGGAGATAACAAATGAGCTTTAATACAACAGGAACAATATCTGAAGTATTAATAGGTACAGGTGTTCTCTATTATGCAGATAGAACTACAAGTTCTTTAGTATTCCCAGCCGATAACAGCGGCGCATGGGAAAACCCTACAACACTCTCAGTTCCATTCTCAGAAGTTGGTTATTCTGAAGATGGCTGGACTTTAGAAGTTGATAAAACTTTTGAAGATGTTATGGTTGCTGAAGAAGTAGACCCTATCAAGACTCTTAAGTCAGCACAAGAAGTAAGACTAACTGGTGAACTATCACAAGCTGGTATTGACAAACTACAAATCGCAATGGGTGGAGGTGTTAAAGCAGAAGATACAATTGCTGCAATAACAACTCAAACATCTGGTGATAGCGATTATGTAGATGGATATGATTCATATATTCCACCATTGTCAGATACTTTCACAGAATATGCGATGGTATTACACACAGATGGTCCAGCAGGTGCGGACAGACAGTTCCACATTCCTAGAGCAGTGAATGTCGGTTCTTTCGCAATGAGTCACCAAAAGGCTCCAGCAAAAGTTAGTTTGGCAACAGAATTTAAACTTCTCGTTCCAGATTCAACTTTAAATGTTGGTAGCTCTGGCGGTGCATACTACTTGTTCAGAGTAATAGATAACACTAACGATACTGACGAGTTAGATATTAACTAAAATAATTAGATTGGAGAATATAAAGTGGTAAAGTTTAAAGACTTTGACGAGGCTCTCGAAGCCGACAAAAAAGAAGAGTTGCAGATTAAAGTAGCTGGAAAGACATATAAATTGCCAGCTACTTTACCTGCACGAGCAGTACTTCAACAAATGAGAATTGCTGAAGATGGAGCAGAAGTTCCTTTTGAAGCTGTTCCTCAATGGATTGCATCATTAGTAGGACAAGACAAACTAGAAGAAATGCTAGAAAACGGAATGTCTTGGGAACAGATGAATGATTTGTTGAATTGGTTGATGGAAGCTTACGGGCTAACACTTCCACAAGAATCTGCAGAAGGTACTGAAGGGGACGAAGACTCCCCAAAATAAAATGGTCCTTTATGGATGTAATAACCCATTGGGGGGCCATAGAAGCAGATTTTCAAAGATTCTATAATATCAGTAATCCTCATCAAGAAGAGTACAAAAGATTTCTTCGTTTATTGGTATACATGCCAATAGAAGAATCAAGTTTCATGAAGATAATGTCTAATGAACAATTAGATGTTTTGGAAGATGGAACTATTATAAAGAAGCAAAATTCTGATAGTTATAGGGCAAAAATGGCACTTCGCAAACAACATAATAGAGACAGAAAACCTAGAGAAAAAATTAGTTTAGATGAATTTTTAGGTATAGCTGGAGGAGCTAAATAATGGCGTCAATGGACGATATTCGCGTTGGTCTCAAGGTTACTGTTGATGAAGCACAGAAACAAGCTGTAAATCAAACAGAAAAAATGGTTGCAGGTCTTGGTGCAAAAGTCGCATCAATGTCTACAGCTGCAACAGCTGGGATAGGTGTTGTATTAGCAGGTGTAGCTGGAACAGCAGCCGCTATGATAGCAACTGTTGGTGCTGCTTCTAAATTTGAAGATTCATTTGCCGGTATTAAAAAGACAGTTAATGCTACAGATGTAGAGTTTGAAAAATTAGCCGGAAACATTAGAAGAATGGCTGTTGATATTCCTGTTGCAACAAGCCAGTTAAATGCAATTGGTGAAATTGGTGGACAGTTAGGTATTTCGGCAGCCGGTCTTACTAAATTTATAGATACAATTGCTAAGTTAGGTGTAGCAACTAGATTGTCTACAGAATCAGCAGCATTAGGTTTAGCAAGACTTAGAGAAATATTTCAATTATCTGAAAATGACTTTGATAACTTAGCTTCTACATTAGTTGATTTAGGTAACAACTTCGCAGCGATTGAAGATGAAATTTTAAATACAGCTCTTAGACTTGCAGCAGGTGGTAAAATTGCAGGTGCTACTGCACAAGATGTATTAGGTATTGCGACAGCACTTCAAGCAGTTGGTGTTCAATCACAAGCTGGTGGTACAGCAGTATCTCGTGTATTTCAACAAATTAGAGTAGCTGCTACAACAGGTGGTTCTGCTTTAGAAACATTCAATAAGGTTGCAGGAGATGGTTTTGCAGAATTAGCAGAAACAGATGCCGCTAGTGCGTTTAATCTTTTCTTACAAGGATTACAAGATATATCTAATCAAGGTGGAAATGTTATCCAAGTTCTTGAGGATTTAGGATTAAAACAACAAAGAACTATTAGAGCATTATTATCACTTGCAGAAGCTGGTGACTTAGTTACAGAATCATTAGTAGTAGCTAATACTGCTTATGCGGCAAATATAGCTTTAAATGATGAAGCTAATAAAAGATTCGAGACTTTCAAATCTCAAACAAAACTTTTAGGCAATGCATTTCAAGAATTAAGAATTGAAATGGGTACAGCTTTCTTACCTATTGCTAAAAGCATGGTAACAACATTAACAACTTTATTTAAAGCTATGGATTCTAACTCAGACAGCGTTAAAGGACTTACTAGTACATTAGTAGGATTTGTAGCAGTAATAGGAGCTGTTGGCGGAATTATTGGTAAAGCTTTACCTGGATTAATGTTGTTTAGAAATGTACAAAAATTAACAGGTGTAGCAGTAGGTCAAGTAGCAGCTAATTTTAAAGAATACTCAGACCAATTAGGTGGGCTTACAAAAGAACAGTTATTACAAGCTCAGCAAAGTATGATGAAATTTAGAAAAATATTATTAGGATTTAATTTAGCTCTTATTGCAGGCGGAATAGCTTATGCAGTATATAGGAAAAGGCAAGAAAATACATTAGCTACAAGTAGAAGATTTATAGAAATAACAAGTGTACAAGAAGCTCTTACTATTAAATTAGCTGAAGCAACTGAAAAATTAGAAAAAGCTCAATCTAGAGCAAATGGTGGTACATCTGCTGCTGTTGAACAAGCAGAAGCAGAAGTGGAAAGACTTCAAGAAATACTTACTGATGTAGAAAGAACACAGGTACAAACATTCTTTAGAGCTGCAGATTTTAAACTTTCTGACGCAGAAGCTGATGAGTTAATGGATAGTTATAAAGATTTATTTGGTGCTCTTTCTAAATTGAGTAATGATGATTTGGGAATAGATTTTAATGCACAAATAGCTGAAGCACTTTCAATATCTGAAGAAGATGCAATCGCTCTATATGATAAAGGAATTGGTGCATTTTTTGAAGCTGTAATGGTTGGAGAAGCAGCTGGTAATTATTCACTTCAAAAAGTAAGACAAATATTTGCAGAAATAAGCACAGAAGTTGGTAGAGGTGTTGACGGTCTAGGGTTTATAGCAGAAGATTTTCCAGAAGAAATGAAAGTACTTCTAGAATATGCAAGTCAATTAGCACAAATACAAATAGCTATCGGAAAAAATAATATGTCGGAAGAAGTCAGAATTGAAACATTGCAAAGAATGGTAGATGCTTATAATGATGCTAATGAATTAACTGGTAAAGCAGCAATTAAGGTAGACGATTTACAAAAAGGTACAAAGCTATATAATGATGTCATACAGCAAGAAATTCAATCTCTTGTAGGCGCTTCTGAGGTAACAAAAGACAACTCTGCGGCTATGCAAGAATTAGCAGATAGTTTTCTAGATGCTGCAGAACAAGCTACAAACTTAATAGTTGAATTAGACAAAATAGATGCTATAGATGTAATGTCTGGTGACAGTATCGTTGCTGGATTTGAAAAAATGAATGACAGAATGATAGCAGGTAACTTTTTAATGGCAGAAATGACATCTAAAGGCTTCCCAGCAATAGCAAAAGCTGCATCTGAAATGGCTCCTGGAGAGCGTATAGCATATTTAACAGCTCAGTTACAAAATAGCAATTCTGAATTACAAGATATGGAAAGCTATTTAATATCAACTAAAGATGGATATCAAGAATTTGCAAATGTAACAGATGAAGGATTGCAAACAATTATAAATTCACTTACTGATGGTATAGAAGATGAAACTGCATTAAAATCTTTATCTAATGTATTCACAGAAGTGTCTATATCTCAAAGAGCTGAAGAACTAGAAATACTAACGCAAATAGTATCAATGCAAAAATCTTCTAAAGCTGCAGCTGAAGCGATTGCTGATGCTCAACAAAAATTAGCTTCATTGACTGAAGATTTAGTCTATCAAGGTATAACAATAAGCCAAATTGATATAAGAAGAATGGAAGCTAAAGAAGCACAATTAGCATTTGAAGAGGCTATAGCTGAATATGGTGCAGAAGGTGTTATTACATCTAATGAGCAATTAAAACTTTTACAAATGACTTTAAACATTGACAGAATGCGTGATAAATTGTCACAACAAATGACTGCTCGTGAAGCTAAAAGAATCAGAGATAAAGAAAAAGAAGTTAAGTTCTTAGAGTTAGCTGTGGAACAAGGTGTTGCAGAGCAATTAGATTTAGATGCTGCAAAAGAAGAATTAGATGAATTAAAAAATCCATTATCTGATGCAGAAAGAAAAATATTAGAGCTACAAAAAGAAATTGCCGAAGCACAAAAGGTTGCATATGAAGCAAGAATAGAATCAGTATCTCCAGAAGTACTTGATGCTATGCAAAATGTTGTAGATAAAGAAAAAGAAATGTCTAATTTCGGTAATCAAGTAGCGGATGCTCAAAAAAATGTTGCTGAAGCTTATGCTGCAGCTCGAATAGAAGCAGATAAGAACAAACAAAAACTTCACGAGTTAATGATTATGTATCCAAATATGCAGGGAATGATAAAAGAACTAGCAGACTCAATTGGTATCCCAGCAGAGATTACTCAAGCAGTTTTAGTAGAAATGGAAAAAAGTAAAGCAGCATATGAAAGTGAATTATCTATTATGAATAGCGATTATGAAGCTTTTATAAAAGAAATTGCTACTAAACCTATTGTATTCACTGCAGATACTTCACAAGTAGATGCAGCATTAGATAGACTTACTTCAACAGGAAGGTCTAGATTTATAACAGATATGTTTGGCGACCCAGATGAATATTTTGGTAGAGTAACACAATATTCAACAGCACCTTTAACAGAAACTGGTCGCAGTAGTGGTATTACTAATATATTCGGAAACCCAGATGAATATTTTGGTAGGTACAGTGGCGGCATAATTCCAGTAGGAAGATACTCAACAGTTGGTGAAGCAGGTCCAGAAAAAGTTATGTCTCTAAGAGGTGGTGGCTCAATGGTCTTCCCTAATAAAACAGGTGGAGGCGGAAATGGTATTACAGTAGATAATATGAATATCAACATAACAGGATTACCAGCAGACCCAATCACAGCTAGAAAAGTTGCCTTAAATATTAGAAAAGAATTAACTAAACTTGAAAAAGAAGGTAACGCAGGAACAGGATTGTTAAATAGATAATGATAGATAACAAATATACAGATATTTTAAAACCTTGTGAATCAGATTTTAAATGTGGTAATTATTTTTATCATACAAAATATAGATACTGTGAGCAGTGTAGAGCAAAGGATGTATGCTAATGACTAATACACATCAAGTAACAATAGGCCATTTAAGTTTTACCTCTCCAGGTTCTTTATCTTATAATTCTAGTGGTAGCGGTAGAAGTTATTCACTTAGTGGTATTCTTGCCCATACAGATTCATCTGGTATAGATGTAGATGAAAATAAATATATTAGAGATGAGCTAATGTCAATGGCTGCGTACGATTTAGTATATCCATTTTCATACACAGGTGATACTACAATGTCTGGATATGTAAAAGTAGAATCTGCCGATGTAAGTATTTCTAGATTTGCTGGTGCAGGTATGAATTATAATGTAAGTTTACAATGGTTAGGTAATCCAGGTGAAGTCAGATTTGAATCACAATTTTCTGGTGCTCTTATAGATAATGACCACAGTGTAACAAGTACTGATTCTCAATTTTTTACATCTCCGGCTGGAGCATTTTCTATGGACATACCTTCTGTAGGTACAGGTTCACCACCAGACCAAGAAGATAGAATAGCATCTTATGGAGACTCGACAGTTACATTAAAATATTTTAGCGGTTCAAATTTAAGAAACAATAATATAGAATTTGAATGTAACCCAGTAGATTATTTAAAAGGTGCTGTAAAAGTTTCTACAAATGGAAAAGTTAGAAACGGTCTTTATAGTCCAAACACGAATGTAGACCAAGTAGTTTTAGAAAATGGTTTAGTTAAATTTGAATTAACAAATAGTAATACTGAATCTAGATTTACAACATCATTGTGGGAAAACGATGATTGGAGAAGTCCTAAAGAGTATGCTGTATCTAAAGGAAGTTCACAAACTGAATGGGATGGATGGAATACTGTACAGATAATTAAAAATTATCCAGAATGTGCAACATTAAGATTTACTTCGCAAGCAAATACTGATGGCAGTGGTAGGTTGACATTTGATGTATCTCTTAGAAGAGGAGCAAGATATTTTAGTCTTGTTGTATCTTCTTATGGTACAGCTGATGAAATAAGAATAGAGAGAACTACTACAGAGGCAGCTACAGCAGGAACTGGTTACATAACCTCTTCTACTAATGACTCTGAAGGTAATTTTTATATTCTTGGTTCACCAAACACCTTTAGTTCTAATACAACTGATGGTGGAATTTACCTTACTGCTACACAGATGAAAGCATTTGTCGGATATGTTCTTGACGGTACTTCAGCTGCTGGACAAAATACTGCAGAGAATATGAGAGATTCATATCTTGATTTTGTTTATGAGCATGTAAGGTCAATTAAGTCATGAGTGTAAATGAAAAATTAATGGCTCCAGGCACATTTAGTGTCAATTTAAATTTAGAGCAAACACCTAACTCAATAGTAAACAAAATAGTACCTTGGGGAAACATTGTACTTACACCAACACGAGTACAAGCAGAAGAATTTACAGATGCTCAACTTCGTGATATGGCTAGGTATGTAGGTATTGTTACCGCTCAAGAAATATCAGAAGAAGGAATAGAAATATCTGGAAAAGGTATTTTGGCCTATTTAGGAGATAGCGATTCTAGAGGTATGGTACTTGCAAGAAATGCAGGAACAGGTGCTGTTAGAAGTTTTAATAGAGATACTTTAGATGATGTAATTGATAGAAGTAGTTCTACACCTTATGGTATTTTAAGAGATGAAAGTGCTAATCAGAGAGCAGTAAGAAAAGGTACAGTAACAGAAGTTTCTTTTGACAATACAGTACTGCTTTTAAATTATGAAGGTAATGATGGTGATACTACAACATCAGATGGTTCAGAATTTACATCTAATCAAGTAATAACATTTACCGGAACATCAGATATCTCAAGTGAGCAAGCTAAGTTCGGTAATACAAGTCTTAACTTGACTACTGACGGTTTTGTTACAGTTGCTGATAGACCAGAATTAGATTTAACTTATCAAGAGTTTACAGTTGAATGGTGGGAATATAGAACATCATCTAGTGGTAATCCTACTGTATGGGCTAGAAACAATGACACATATGCACCTTGGATATTTGGTAAAGCTGTTTCTGGTAGAAATAAAGCATTTATTACACATGACGGACAAGGATATGGAACTGATGAAGATTTAAATATAGATATGGGTTCTATTGATTTAAACCAATGGAATCACTTTGCAATATCACATAAAGGCGATTTTTTTAGAACTTATAAAAATGGTGTACAGATAGCTGAAGTAAAAAGGCCAGAATTATTTGTTAGAGTTAGTTCTGATTCTTTACAAATTGGAAAAGGACAAGACGGAAACTTCTTTGAAGGTTATCTTGATGGAATGGTAATAACTAGAGGGACAGCAAAGTATTGGGACGCATTCACTCCTAGTACATCAGCTCCTACAGCTACTACAGCTAACAAAACTTATACTGGTAAACATTACTTAGAATCTGCATATAGGTCAATTAAAACTATTTGTACAGCTCTTGATGCAGAATTTAAAATGCAAAACGATGGAACTATTGATGTAGGACCTAGAAGTGCATTGTTTACTGGACACGAAGATAGTACACCAGAGGGAATGATTGTAAGAAGATTATCTGGTTCTGACCCAAATATCAAAGGTTATTCTGGTGTAGATTTAAGTACAGAATTTAATGCTGAAGATTATGTAAGTAGAGTTGAGCTAACTGCTTCACAAGTAGGTTCAACTATTAACTTAGGACAAGCAGATGCTAAAGATGTGCCTTATAAAGATTTATTTGGTAACGAATTAGAAAGAATACAGATACTTGCTGAAAATGATATACCAGACACTATGCGTGATATCAGAGCAGAAGCTTATTTAAATGAATATAATAAAATACAAAAAACTTTAAATGTAGGATTAGAAGATTACGATATATCTGGAGATATTGATGTTGGAGATATTATTTATGTCTACGACCCAGATGTAGGTTTTGAAGATACTGCAACAGATGCAGCTTTAGAAAATAGAGATAGATTTGAAATAACATATCAAGGCCAAATATTACATCCTATAAAAATTCGTGTTATGGGATTATCATTCCCTATATCAGATGATATGGGTGTTTTCTATCGTGATAAAGATGGTAATTACACAGACTTAACAGATTATGTAGTTTTTGAAACCGGAATAACACAAATAGAAGTTGGTGCAACTACTAAAACAATTAACCAAGATTTGAGAGCAACTGGTGCAATTATATCTGGAGGTTCTACTAATGAGTTTACCGTTCCAGATGCACCAACAAATTTAGCATCTGCTACAGGAAGCTATCAAGATGGTAGTGGTAGGCCTTTTGCTTTTGCAAGATTAACTTGGGATGAACCAACTAATACAGATGGTTCAAGAATTACTGACGGAAATATGTATCGTGTTAGATATAGGCAAGTTACAGATGTTGACGGTAATAATTTAATTGATAGTAATGATAATCAAGTTAGTGATTACGAATATTTAACAGTAGCATTTGGAACACAAGCTGTAGTTATAAAAGGTTTAGGTCCTAGTAATACATATGAGTTTGGTGTTCAAGCGATAGACAACTCTGGTTTTTCTGGTGGGTATTCTATATTAACTGCAGTGCAGATGCCTGTTGATGCAACTGTTCCTCCTGCACCTGTAGCACCTACAGGAACTTATGGAGCAATAGCTTCTAATGCAGCACAAATTCAAATATCTCATAAATTAGCAGCTGCTGAAGATGCAGATGGTAATCCAATAGCATCGCCAACAAATTTTACCTTACCTAGAGATATCGACCACCTCAATGTTTACAGAAGTCAAGATTCCACTTTTACTCCTAGTGCAAGTACATTTGTTGGAGAGATAGCAGCTAGAGCTGGACACATTGACGGAGAAATAACAGCAATAAATACTTTTATTGTAAGCACAGCAGGTACTTGGTATTACAAACTTACAGCAGTTGATGTTGTAGGAAATGAATCAGACCCTTCTACTGCGCAGCAAGCAGAACACGAGCTAATAACAAAAGAGTATATTGCAGACGCAGAAATTACTACTGTAAAAATTGGAGAAGCACAAGTAACTGACGCAAAGATAGTTGACTTAACTGCTTCTAAGATTACAGCAGGAACTATTAGCGGTAAAGAAATAATAATTGACACAGATAGCGCTACTGACCCATCTAATCCAGTACTAGGAACAATACGAAGTGATAATTATGTTCAAAATACATCTGGTTGGATAATTAAATCTAATGGAGATGTTGAGTTTGATTCTGGTACATTTAGAGGTGACATTACAGGTGCTACTGGAACATTTTCTGGAAGTTTATCTTCTGGAGTTTCTATTAGTGCTCCAGTAATAACTGGTGGAAGTATTACAGGTACATCTGGCTCCTTTACAGGAGATATTTCTGGTGCTAGTGGTACATTTACTGGTGACTTATCTGGTGCAGATATTTCTGGTGGAACTATCGATATAGGTAGTGGGACTTTTCAAGTAGATTCATCTGGTAACTTAACAGCTACTTCCGCAACTATTACAGGTTCAATATCATCAACATCTGGAACTATAGGTGGTTGGACAATAGGTTCAACAGACTTATCTTCTGGAAATATATCAATAGATTCAACAGGAAGTATATCCGGTAATTATTCTGCTAGTACGGGTTGGAGAATACAGTCAGATGGAAGTGCAGATTTTAATAATGTAAATATAAGAGGTGACCTTTTAGGTGTAGAACTTAAAGGAGATTTAGACTTTAACGGTGGAATATTAAGAACATCTACATCTGGAACAAGAGTTGAGATAACAGATAGTAATAATAAGGAAGGAGAAATATCTTTTATAACAACCTCTGGTTATACAGGGAGAATATCAGCTGCTTCTGGAACGCAATTTTTACTTGAAAATGGTGTTTTATCTGGAGAAATAAAACTTGCTTTAGGTTCTGCACAAGACGAAATAGAATTTCAAGCTACAAGAATAAACTTTTCTGACCCTCTCGGTTTAAATCCAATAATTGAAATAAATGGAGGTACAAATACAAATAAAGTATTAGGGGTAAATAGTAGTGGTAGATTAGAATTTCAAAGCGGTGGCGCTAGTCCATATTACACAAGTGGTATACAAATAAATGGTCTTCAAATGCAAGACGGTTACAACTTTGACATTGTAGGTAGTGGTGATATAACTGTTACAACTACAAGTAGCCCGTATAGAGCAACAATTTCTCATGATGACTCAAATCATTCATTTCCAAATTTAGGACCTTCTGGCGGTGATTATGGAAGTTCTGGAAACGCTGCAAGACTTGACCACGGTCATATAGGAACTGGTATATCTCAAATAAACTCTCCATCAGTAGGTCTATTTAGTAGCTATACTTTTAATAGCGGTACTGGGGCATTTTCAATATCAACTACAAGGTATAATGCAAATAGCTATAGTTTTTATAATGTGTTTCCTACTTCTGGTAGTACATCTGATTTAGGCAATAATTTTGGTAATGGTAGATGGAGAAGACTATATACTTTAAATCAACCAGATGTATCTTCTGATGAACGACTAAAAGAAAACATTATAGACTTGCCTTATGGATTAGATTACATAAATTCTTTAGAACCTAAACAGTACAATCTTAAAAGGGTATTAATACGAGGATGTAACACTTGCAATCATCCTGTAGATGAAGGTGTAACAGAATGTTCTACTTGTCAAGAAAATGGTAATGTATCTAATATAGTTGATAATCTTGATGTCACTGGAGAAAAAGTAGGAGTTAAAAATTTTGGATTTATAGCACAAGATTTAATTACAACTCCTCCAGAACCAAATGTTGACATAGCATTAGTAGATTATGATGAAAATTCAGATGAATATGGTGTTAGATACAATGAACTTATCGCACCATTAGTAAAAGCAGTACAAGAACTCTCAGCTAAAAATGATGAGTTACAATTAAGAATAGAAGCCTTGGAGGGATAATGCACGAATTAACAGAAGAAGAAAAAGAAGCTATTTTATTATTACAAATAAAACAGGCTCGTGAAATATTATATGGAGCTCAAAATCTAAATGAAGATGAAGAAACCATAAATCATTTACAATCAAAAGTTGATACATTAGAAGCTAATTATTTAGAACAATTCGGTGAATAATGGCTGAAGAAAAACCTAAGAAAAAATCATTTGATTATAAATTATTATCACATGCAGATAAATTACAAATGGTTTTAGAACAATTACTTGGATTAGAAGAAACTATGTTTATGCATAATATAAATATGCTAGATAAAGACCATTCAGAATATAATGCTTGGTTAGCTACTAGAAAAGAAATAGAAATAGAGATTATGAGATTGAGAACCATATTTGAAAAACTTGGAGGAAATTGGGAGTTAGTACAAAACGAACAAGAAGTTAACGAATATGGGGAACCAATCTAATGGTACAAACTAATCATACACATACATCAGAGGAGATGGCGACATCTACCTCTTTTACTTACTCTTTTCAAGGTTTTCAAGCAGAAAATTATACAACTAAGATAGAATCTTATCAAGACATACTTTATCTTGACGGTAAATCTATATTTTCAGATGGTGCTTTATCAATAGGTACATCTAGCAGTAATCCAATGTACTTAGGTACAGACTCAAATGCACATTTTAAAATAGAAACAGATGGAACAATTAATTTCTTATCTGGCAAAATGTCTATTGATGGAGATACAGGTTCTGTTGGTCAAGTTTTATCTACTGACGGAAGTGGTAATTTATCTTGGCAAACAGTAGATTTTACTCAATACGCTTTTTCTAATATTGCTGTATCTGGCGAAGTAAATGTACAAGCTAGTTCTACTAGTGATACATTGACTCTTGCTGCTGGTTCTGGTATAGATATTGCAACATCTGGTAGTACAGTAACTATTTCTAGTGATAGCACTGCACATAATACTTTTAAATTTATAGCACCACTAGATGGAGCGGGTTCAACATCTGGAAATACTATTACAGCAGATAGCCAAAATGATACACTTACTTTTGTTGCTGGTAGTGGTATATCTTTAACTTTTGATGAAAACAATGACAAAATTACATTTGAAGCTAGTCAAGCAGGTGAAACAAACCAGAATGCTATTACATCTATTGGTGTTTCTGGACAATCTACATTATCTGCTGGTCAAGCAAGCGATTCAATAAACTTTGATTCTGTAGCAGATAGAAATATAGTAGAGATTACAACAGACACTGCTAATAAGAAAGTTAACTTCAAAACCAAATTACCAAGAACTTTAAGTATGAGTGGTAGAATACCAACAAGGCTAAGTGACGGAAGTTTGTCTGGAATGCCCATCAACAATCACTTTATCAACAGAACTGTATCTGGAGCAGAAGTAAGTGGGGGTGGAACTTCAGTTGGATTTAGTACAAGAGCTGTTGTTTGCAATGAAGCAGACGGAACTAAACATAAAATAACAATGCCTGCTTCAGATAATAATAGTCTTTTACTTAGTTTAAGAAAACCAGACGACTCTTTACAAGAGTTTGAAATAGACATGGCAGAGAGTAATTTATAAATGGCAGTTAAAAGTCCAATTAGGTATGTGTTCGATAATGATGGTAATATTGTCGAGTTTTCAGAATTTCAATCCGCAGATTTTATAGGAATAGGTGACGGTGGTACTGGAGCAACAACAGCTTCTGGTGCAGCAGTCGCATTAGGACTTGAAATTGGTGTAGATGTACAAGCTTACGATGTTAACTTAGATGAATTATCAGCTTTAACACCAGCAGATTCAAATTTTATAGTTGGTAATGGAACAGAATGGATAGTTGAGTCTGGTTCAACAGTTAGAGATTCTTTAGGTTTAGGAACTTCAGACGCAGTACAGTTCAACACAATACAAACTTCTAATTTAACAATAGGTGGTCCTTCTTTAACATTAGAAGGTGCAACAGATGATTCTTTTGAGTCAACATTAGTTGTAACAGACCCTACTGCCGATAGAACAATAACTTTTCAAGATGCTTCTGGAACAGTTGCTTTATTATCTGATGTAACAGCACAAGATGTTGACTTTGCAGGTGATACAGGAACTGGTGCAGTTGATTTAGATTCACAAACTTTTACAATTCAAGGTACTGCTAATGAAATAGAAACTAGTGCTAGTGGTCAGACTTTGACTATTGGTTTACCAGACGATGTCACTATAGGTAATGATTTAACAATTACAGGTAACTTAACTGTTCAAGGAACTCAAACAATATTGGAAACAGAAACCTTAACAGTAGATGATAATGTTATAGTTCTAAACTCTAATGCAACTGGCTCTGCAACCGTAGACGCTGGTATAGAAATAGAAAGAGGAGATGACTCTAATGTAACTCTCGTATGGGACGAAACAAATAATAGATGGACTGTTGGTTTAGAATCATTTGTAGCTTCTACTTTTATAGGTAACTTAACTGGAAATGTAACAGGAGATTTAACAGGTAATGTTACTGCTACTTCTGTACTTGCAGATGGCGTAACAGCTACTACACAAAGTGCTGGAGATAATTCAACGAAGGTTGCAACCACAGCTTATGTAGACACACAAGTAGAAACAGCTAATGAATTATCTGAACTTACAGATGTAACTTTAACAAGTTCACAAAATGGAGATTTTTTAAGATACAACGGTAGCGTATGGATTAATGACGCAGTTGATTTAGCTACAGATACAGTTGGTAACTTTGTTGAAGATGTTACTGCTGGAGATGGATTAGCAAAAACATCTAGTGCTAGTGAAGGTCAAACTGTAGATTTATCTGTAAATGTAGATGACAGTTCTATAGAAATAAGTTCTGATAGTTTACAAGTAAAAGCAAGTGGTATTACAAATGCAATGCTTGCTGGTTCAATTGAAAACGCAAAATTAACAAATAGTTCTGTAACTATTAATGCTAATGCTCTATCACTTGGTGGAACATTAACATTAGTTACAGATGATATAGCAGAAGATGGTTCACCAACTAATCTTTGGTACACAGATGCTAGAGTTGGAAGTTATTTAACAGCAAATAATTACGCTACAGAAACTTATGTTGATAACGCAGTAGCATCTGAAAACGAAATAAGCGAAATGAATGATGTCACATTGACATCTTTAGCTTCTGGTGAATTTTTACAATACAATGGAACTGCTTGGGTAAACATTGATTTAGATACTGACGACATTGATGAAGGTTCTAATTTATTTTACACAACTACAAGAGCCAATACAGACATAGATGCAAGAGTAGATAAAGCATTTATTGATGCACTTAATGTAGATGCAGATACTTTAGATGGTATTGATAGCACAGGATTTGCAACTGCTGCACAAGGAACATTAGCTGATAGTGCTTTACAATCTGGCGATAATATTACAGAGCTTACTAATAATGCTAACTATATAGATTTAACAGATATCTCAGTAACAGATAGTGGCGGTGATGGTTCTTTAAGTTACGACAACACAACAGGTGTTATTACTTATACAGGACCAAGCC